AGATATAGAAAAAGGCACCACACAGGAGTTATTAGCTGCAGGTAATAGTAGTCAATTTTCATCAGATTCTCATACTTCTTCTGCTACACCATTAGTAGCAAAGGAGTCAGAAATAGTTAAAATACAAGCTGAAAACGCTAACGATTTGCATGTTGTACTTAGCGTTTTAGAGATAACATAATGTATTGCAAAAGGAGTTATAAATGAGTATAAAAGAAGATACAACCGTGGTCGCTGGGAAGAAGGTTCCTAACGTTATAGATGTCGAAGCTAACACAACTATAAAGCACGCCAAAACAGGGAAGGTTTACACTTCAGAAGAAGATGCTAAATCAGATGTCAATGACCCTGCTACCGATACAACAGAGAACGATATTGAACGTGATGTTGCTATCAAGGTCAATAAATTGCCTGATATATTTGGAGGATCAAATTAACTATGACTCAAGGACTTGAAGTTTTTAAAGATCAAGTATCTAAGATTGCTGATTTAGGAAGATATGAAGACACGTACATCGCACACGTCGCTGAAGGCGAAACAGTTGTGCCAATGGATGTATTGGATGCTAACCCACA